GCATAATAACCATGATATCCAATTGCTGCAAATCCGAGCATCAATAATAACTCGTAAGCTGCTCTTGGGGTCATTTGTTTATTGTAGCCAATGTAAATTAGCATTGGCCCTACTATGAGTATGTGAAACAAATTTACCCATGGATTTTTTCCAGCATTAACTTTAAGATAAGTCTTATACGCGTGATAAAAAATAATGATTATACCTAAACCGAGCAAAATAGGATATATAAAAGATGGTGTGTTTGTGGATTTAATTCCTACATATAAAAACAACCCTCCAACTATCAAAATATGAAACAAATGCACATATAATTCTTTCATTTATATATTACTCATTTATTTATTTTTCTCAACAAAATATATAAATGTCTGATAGCTTTAGCGCCACTGGTAAAACCTTTAACTACACCAATACACAAACACATCAAACCGGTGGTAAAAAAACAGTTCGCAAGGTTTTAATTAAGAAGGGAAAGGGCCACAAAAGTGTTAAATATTATAACCGCGGAAAACTGGTTTCAACTGTAAAGCGCGGATTAAAACCCGTTGAAGTTGGATTCATAAAAATTGGTAAATTTATTCCTGGGTTATTTAAGGATTGTCCGTGCAATAAAACAAAAAAACATAGACACTAAATTACTTATCCAGATGATCCATTGCTGCCAGTAATACTTGTTCTTGGCCCGTTAGTTTCTGAAAAATAAGACATTCATCCATTTTGATTTGGAAATGTTTGTGTGCAAAATTCTTACATGTGAGAAAAATACCACCATCCATCACTTTTATTTCACATAATATTCCTCCGGGAGTTAAATAAACATTCTCTGGGTCTTTTATAGGTATCCATCTTATAAAAGCACCATAACGCAGTTCTCCCATCTCATCTACATACATGTATTCCTTTAATTTTTGCATCATCTCTATTGTTTCATTTTTCGGCATGTGTAATTCTTTTAATATCTCTAACTTCATTTCAGCAATTTTTTTTGTAGTCAAATTTATAAATTTTGAATTATCTTCATTATCTAATGCTTTCAATAGTTTATCTACGTCCATGATTTTACGGTTGATATAGTATTACATCAAAATATTTTTATATATCTTCAATGTTATAAATGTTATAAATGTTATAAATATTATAAATATTATAAGAGACATAAATACTATAAGTGACATAAATGATATAAATGATGCACAACAATACTTATTATGATTTATTTAATTATAACAACGAGTATTAATAATTATGAAGGAATATTAGATTACTATCACAGAAAGGATACATATTTAAACAGCATAACTAAAACTCTATCTTTGCTTCCATCTGATATAAAACCAATTATTGTTGAAAATAATGGATTGAGACAAACATATTTGGATGAATTACCGGTTAAAGTTGATTACACAGACAACAATAGTGTTAAATATTACCACAAAGGTGTAAATGAATTATTAGATATAAAATATATAATAAAAAAATATGATATAAAAGACGACGATTTAATTATTAAACTTACTGGTAGATACTATACATTAAATGATGACTTTTTTCAAAAAATAATTAATAACTATAATTTTGACGCGTATATAAAGTTTTATAATGTGTGTGCATTGAAATTTATGGATAATGATTGTGTTCTTGGTATGTATGCGATTAGGTGTAAATATTTGAAACGATTTTCTTATATGGATTTTAATAAATCTCCAGAAGTTGAATTTGCAGAATTTATTAGGAGTAATATAAATCCAGAAAATATATATTCTATTACTGATTTAAATTTGAGGTGTTGTTTTGCTAACGATTTTACGATGATGGATGTTTAACTAATAAGCGCGCTGAACAAAATAGTAACCATAGTTTTTTGCATTTTCATTATTATTGCCAACATAATTTTCATGAATAAAAAGCATTAAACTTTCGTTTCTATTATAAAATAAATATTTATACTCATCCTTATTAAATAGTGAAGTTATAACTACCTCTTCAGGATAATATGATAAAAATGGTGTTCCTATTTTTACCATCTCATAATACTCTTCAATAAATTTATTGATTTTATCACTAGCAAAATTTAAACCAAACACTACACTACAAACATTAATGCTATTTACTAGATTTCCATTTGTAACATTGTTTAGAATTTGAATCGTTTCTTTAAACACTGTATTCTCATAAGTAAGAAATCCTGGAGTATATGGCCAGAATTGTCTGAAAATAGCATCATCTGTTTCCAATACATCAAACAGCCTTTGAGGATTATTAACTGCATAACACGCTGCATCTAACCAAATCACCTTTTCAAACCCGAGTTTGTTTGCTTCCACCATCATGAATATTTTAAAACAATATGGAACCGCTGCGTATTTCATCTCAGACCCGGTCGGGTTCGGAAATCCACCATTAAATAAATAAAAATATCCATTAAACCCAACCTTTTCCAACGATTGATGAATATTTCTAGATTTTGCGTCTCTATCATTGGAAAGTGGTGTGCAACATACAAAACAATTTTTCTTATTTCCACCATTTCCAATTTTATACAAGGCCTTTGTCGGGAATACACCGTTTTCAACGTCAATCAGCTTTTGAACAACGCCTTTTGTGCAGCGGTTTAACATTAAATCTAGTTCAATTTTGTAATTTTCATCTCCGTGTGGATATACATTTTTTATTAAGTTATTTACAGATTCTTGTTTTTCAATAAGTTTCTTTTGTATCTCACACAATTCATTATTATCGTAATCATCCTTATTGATTACGTCTATTTCAAACGGATTTACTATAGGTAATGGAGAATTATTTGCTATGCACATTTCTTTTATTGGACCAACCAAAGAAAATTTATCAACCCAATATTTCAATAACAATTTATCATAATTGAATATTGTTGTTTTAAATCTCTCAATTGTTGCATTAAGTAATTCTTCATTAACTTCGCTCCATTCATTAATTATTAAAACTGGTAAATCTTCATACATTTTATTTGATCCAATAGATTTTACAATAGGAATGCAGCCCAAACACAATGCTTCCCACGTTCTATGACAATCAAGTCCAGCTCCAAATGGAGACAATACAAATGCATATTCTATTGCCTTTTTCCACACATTTGATCTGATTGTGAAATCTAAATCTAAATGCAGGATATCCGACGAAATATTTTTAATTGCGCGGGTTCGTTCGTCATTCTCGTTATTTAAATTAACGGAAAAATTCACAAAAATCTTATGTATCCTATCATAAAAAGGTTTTCCATTATTTTTAATACCGTTTAATATAGATTCTTGATCCGATGGACTGGTTCCTTCGTTTTCACCTCTCCAAGGTTTATTGGGGTCATTTGCAATTGTGTGATAATCTAAACCAATTGGCATCTGCTCTATTTTGTCATGAATTATTATGCAATTTTGAGAAAACCATTTTAACAAGTTTGGATGATTTGCCAATCGCAAACATTTTTCAACTTCTAATAGTCTAGGATTGTTTCCCCATATATCTATAACTCCTCCAAAAACTGTTGCATCTGAATCACCCGACACTAAAAAAAATGTGTTTGAAATTCTCGGAAGAATATTATCTATAAAATGTGGAACCATGTCAGTGCATACATAAATAGACATTCCATCACGCATATCAGTTCCATTTATCATTGAATTTAAATGTTCAAAGTCATAACACCAACTTGACATGGGATTTGCGGAATGAAACCCGCACGACTTTAATAAACCTCTACTAGAAACATAATTACAATTATTCTCCATTTACATGAAAACCCTGAAATAATATTAAGTTGTTTTTACATAATATTGTTTTTTTACCAATTAGAACCAAATGCACTTCCACCAAGCGCTTCATTTGCTGCCATAATCATACCTCCATATGGATCGCCCCCTCCAGGTGTGGCCGCGCCAGGCATTGGGGTAGCATCATTGCGATACATCGCATTATAATCAGGTGCATTTTGTTGCACTTGTTCTGTGGGCAAGCTGCTAATAGATGTGGTGCCTTGGCTATAGAGTGCGTTGCCCATTGCACTCGCATTATTGGGCATCTGGTTTTGTCCAGAAATAGGTTGAGAAACCTTGACGCTCCCCTTTCCTTTACCCTTCTTTTTCTTATCATCGCCAGATTTTCCCTCCCATAAATCAGTCAATCTATCAAATAAAATGCTGACCTTCTCTCCTAATTTTGTTTGCAAGCTCATCGTAATAAGTAAAACGGCTAAAATAATGAACACTACACTAAAATCAGGATACTTTGTTCCGCTGTATGTTGGAATATACATGATAATTCTATTTATATAGAATAAACCAATAAACATGGCAACTACTTGAATAACTACTTCTGCTAAAAGCTCTGCACTTCCTTTTTCTTCTTCCGCTTCTGGAACAAACTTTTGCATCGCTTTGTTTAAAATAATAATGGGAACAATTGCAATCAATGCATATTGCGTTATATTTAATAACTCAGATTTTGTGTTATCGTCAAAATTAAAAACATGCTTAAAAAATCCCAATTTTGATGATAATTTTGAATCGTCTAGACTATCCATATGTTTTATAAAAAGAAATTAAAATAAGTAAAACCCAGCTTTAACAATTTGTAGTCTTCCTAAACAAGTATAAAAACATATCTATGTATAATACACATAGTTATGGACGGGAATCAAGAAGAAGTGCAATATCTAAATCTTATTAGAAAAATTATTGAAAGAGGGACGCTAGAAAAGGGGCGAAATGGAAACACCTATAGTATTTTTGGAGAATCTATGCGTTTTTCTCTAGAAAACGGTAAGATTCCCATTTTAACAACCAAAAAAACAGCATGGAAGACTTGTTTGAAAGAGCTTATATGGTTTATTCGTGGCGAAACTGATAATAAATTGTTACAGAAGCAGGGCGTTCATATTTGGGATGGAAATACAAGTCGCGAATTTTTAGATTCAAGAGGTCTAACGCTTTATCCTGAGGGTATGGCGGGGCCTTCGTATGGCTATCAATGGAGAAATTTTGGCGCCAATTATAATTGTTTTTCTGGAAAACACTTGACGGATGATCACCCTTTTGGCGGCGTCGACCAATTGCAACAAATTATTAACCAGTTGAAAAACCCTGAAACTAGAAATAGTCGTCGTCTCATTATGACTGCATGGAATCCTAAACAACTTGACCAAATGGCGCTACCACCTTGTCACATTATGTGTCAATTCAGTGTTCATAGTGGAAACAAACTTAGTTGCGCTCTTTTTCAGAGAAGCAACGATTGCGCTCTTGGAACCAGTTTTAATATAGCATCTTATTCATTTTTAACGCATTTATTGGCAAAGCACTGTGGGTTGGAAGCGTTTGAATTTATACATTTTATGGGCGATGCTCACCTATATGAAGACCACGTAGAACCAATGAAAGAGTTGCTTACTAGAGTTCCATATGAATTTCCAACTGTTTCTATTTCACAGGTTAGGGAGAATATTAATGACTACCAAGTGGAAGATTTTGAAATAGTTGGATATAAAAGCCACGAAGTAATTAAAATGACAATGGTCGCATAGCACTTTGATTTTTAATTAGAATTAATAGTTCGCGTAAATAAGTTAAAAACATTATAATAGATAATTTATTATGAGTAGTGCAAGATCAAATGCTGCAGCGAGATCAAGACGTGCGGGTGAAGGACCCGGAATGCCTCAACAACAACAACAACAACCGAATGGAAGACCCGGGCAGCAAGTACAACAGGGGCAACAAGGGCAACAAGCAAATAATCTTAAATTGTCCGTTTCAGACGCAATTGCATTAATTACTTTGCGATTGGGGCGCGTTGAACAACTAGTTCAAAATATGCCAGTTGATGGTCAAACTAGTTTAGCAAATAATTTAGACGAGAATGTTCGTATTGTTGATAATACTGTATTTGAAAATATGGTTCAACGTTTAGATTCTCTTGAAAAGAATCAACGAATTCTTGCCGAGAGAAAACCAACGGTTATTGCACAGCAACCAACTAACACTGTTGTAGCTCCTGTAAGTGCAGTCGTTACTGAGTCTATTGATGTTTTGAAGGCTGAAATGGTTCAGGTAAAGGAGTTACTATTGCATTTGCAATCATTTACGATGCAGACAAATCAGCGCCTATCAGACATTGTTTTTACAGGGAACGAATTTCTAGAAAATGATGAATGCGATAATGATATTATTAGCGGAAATATTATTGACGAAACATCTGCTCACAAATTGCTCAACTTTGGGCAACCTGTGGAAAATGACCTCGTGGTTACGAATGTAGAAGAAGAGGTGTCAAATTAAATGGGAATATGTAGAAATGTGACAAACCCGTGGATAAAAATGTGTAATATATAATTTTTTAATTTATATATTATAATATAAAATGAATTTTTCTTATTCATCCTCTTGTGAAAATTCAAATACTAATATTCAACGTCAATTAAATATGCATTTTTCAAAAGACGAACATTTGAAAATAACTAAAAAAAATATTATTCAAATTTGCTTTCCAGATATATTAGCAAAATTGTGTTTTACCGTGCATAATAATGATATTGTTATTGATTACCGATATTTTAAATTTGTATCTTCTCCTGAAAATTTTGAAGCTATTGTTCAGTATATTATTTTTACTATACAGAATGTTTTAAAGTCACAAGAGACTTTCGTTTTTCACGTTAATATGAGTTCTATTACTCTACTTCACATAGAAAAATATTATGGTTTTATTAAACAACTATCCGAAATATTAAAAACCACTTTTCCGGATAAATTAAATACATGTCACATTTACAACGCACCTTTTATTTTTTCAAAACTATTTAGTGTTATTAGCATGTTTATTGATAAAAAAACTCAACAAAAAATACATTTGATTAAAGACGATTGCTGATAATGTTTATTTTTTGGTTTTACCGGATGATCTGATTATATTATAAATTAACAATGGTATTGCAACCAATAAAAATATTAGTAATAATATAATTAAAACGGGTAGCACCTTTGATATATTATAAAAGATAGTATATCCGGGCTCTTCTTTCACATCCAATTTGCATAATCTAATCAATAAAACTAGAACATCCTTTAACCCAAAAAATGACATCCAATTTTTCTGATTTTCTGTTTCCGGAAATAATTGATAGCACAGCGGTTCATGATACATGTATTTTGTTATGTTCATTTGCGTGTAATAATCCCAATCATTAAATCTGGTTTGATCTTGTTGCAATACAAACTCTATGCACTTGCGAGAATATATACATGCATGCGTTCCAATCCCACATAATAGTATATTCGTATTATCGTCGTATGGTCTTTGTAAAAACGGCAGGCATCCTAATAGATATATATAATTCTCATTTTCTTTTGATTTTTTATTCACAAATTCCATCACCTTTTTTTGCGTGGATTTTTTTTTAATTTTTTCACTAAAAATAAAATCATCTTCCAGAATTAATATGTTTTTATAATTTTTTTGATGAGCGTCATTAAATACTGTAATAAACGCATCTATCAAATCGCGACTCGGTTGGTCTATATCCGCTGACTTATCGCAAATTTTGTAGCCTTTGTTATATAAAATATATACTAGGTTTGTCGGATGATACTCATTTAACTGCGATTTTATATTTTCAATGCGTCCATTTCCTTCCAAATGTATAATATATGTTGCATCTAAATCCAATAGGCCATCTGAATATTCTATCTGTTCAAATCTATAACACGATGAATTATTCATAACTTATATTTACAATAGAATAAAAATTGATTTGTTATTTATATTCTATATTATTCACAAATTATTATCGCGCGTTAGAATGAATCTATCTACTTTGGTTTTGGTATTGCTCTCAATAAAAGCAACTGTATTGTTGTGCAATATGATTCACATGCATCATTGTATGAATCTTTTAACTAGAAACAAACCTGTTGTTGAAAATCCCGATATAATTAAAAAAAATGAAACTCGGTTTATTAGACGCGATTCTAATGTTAATATCATTAATAGACCCTTCCCAATATTATTGCTTGATGAACCATTTGGGGAAATAAATATCAATCATATTGCAATGCTATTTATATAAAAATTACAAATTATTAATAAATTGTATTAAATACATAATGACAATATTATACACACAATGCATCTATCTATTTCAGACAAGACAAAAAAAGACATTTTTATTTCTTTATTTCAGCTGTTAAAGTCGTGTTCATCTGTAATAACAATATGCTTTAATTCGGATAACATGTATATTCAGGGCATGGATAAAGCACATGTTTGTCTCTTTGATATTAAAATTTTTTCTAATTGGTTTGAAAAATATGAGACGACTGATGCAGATAATACAAAGGTTTGTATTAATACTACATTTTTTCATAATATTCTCTCTATGACTCAGGAACAACAGTCTATTAATATTCATTATGAAGGCGATCCTGAATCTATTGAAATTGATTTAACGAGCGCAAAGGGAGATTTTAATAAATTTTTTAAATTGCCGCTTGCTGATTTAGAAACCGAATTACTGGGAATTCCAGAAGTTGAATATGACACGGAGTTTTCAATTAATTCTAAAAAAATGAATGAAATTGTTTCTCAATTATCCGTGTTTGGAGATATTATGAATCTGAAATGTTCTGAAGAAAAGATTGAAATCATTTCTAAAGGAATTGGGGGTGAAATGATGGTAAATATTCCAATTGACGATTTGGCTGAGTTTTCTATTTCAGAAGGAGATATTATTGATATTTCATACAGTTTGAATTATATTCACAAAATGTGCATAACGACCAAGCTGTCTTCTGAAATTGAGTTTTCTATTAGCGGAGAGCTTCCGCTTAGAATAAAATACGATTTAGGAAATAATAGCTCTGTTATGTTTTTCATCGCCCCAAAGATTGAGGACTAGAATCTTCGTTATAATTTATAATATTTACTGGTATTATAAATGTCGCTATCAGGAAAGGTAAATCCTATAAAGTATTCGCTTAGTAGGGAGTTTCAAGAGAGGGTGCAAACAATGAATAGACAACAACCTATTAAGCAATTAAAGCAATCTGTTGGTGTCGGGAGTTATTTAGTTACTAAAAGAATAACAAGAGGCGCCCAGAGTGCGGCGCAAAATACGGCGCAAAATGCGGCGCAAAATGCGGGTTATTTAATTACCCAAGAGTTGAGAACCATGCTGCTTCCTAATGGTAAATGTCGTAATAGCAACCCCGACACTATCGCGTGGTGCGGGAATTGTTATAATGGCACATCGGTTTGCGGCAATCCTTGCATAGATCCTTACGGTTGTCCCGATCCTTCCCAATAAGTGTTCTGTTGTTTAGTTATTGTTATTTTTTAGACAATCTTTTTCCAAAGGTTGAAGTGGATTTTGGCTCAACCTTTTCCAAAGGTTTAAGTGAGTATAAATAATAAAAATTTTGTATGAATTTTTATTAGTTATGTTAAAACTATTTATTGGATTCTTCGTATTTTGTTTAGTGTTATTCATATATCTTCATATTCAGTTTCATTTGAAGACAAGCAATGATTTAGAAGTCTATGAATTAGATATGGCATCCAAAGATAAATTAGATGAAATCTGTGACTTAAGGCAACCCGTCATATTTGATTTTGATAATTCCAAAATTCTTCAAAGCACCAGTATGTCTTCCGTTATAAATAATTACAATGCATTTGAAATCAAAATAAGAAATGCAAATGACCCAGATTACAGCAGTGAAATTTATATGCCACTTCCATTGCATGCCGCCAAAAAATTGTTTGATGAAGATAAAACCGCTTCCTACTTTTCAGAAAACAACACTGACTTTTTACAGGAGACGGGAGTTATTAAGCATATGCAATATAACGACGAATTTATTCGCCCCCCAATGGTTTCAAATTGCAATTATGATATCATGATGGGTTCAGCCAGTGTAAAAACACCTTTCCGTTATGAAATTAATTACCGCAACTTTTTCCTAGTAACACAAGGAAAAGTAGTAATTAAATTAGCGGCGCCACAAAGTTCCAAATACTTATATCCTGTCAAAGATTATGAGAATTTTGAATTTAGATCTCCTGTAAATCCATGGAAGGTGCAAGCCCAATATAGTGCCGATTTTGATAAGATGAAATGCATGGAAGTCACATTGACACCCGGCAAGACTATTAATATTCCTGCCTATTGGTGGTATAGTATTGAATTTGAAAAAGATTCAAGTATTGCTTGTTTCAGATATAGAACATATATGAATAACGCAGCCATTGTCCCCCACATTGCATTACACGCTCTTCAACTCCAAAATGTCAAGAGAGATGTTGCAAAAAAGCACGACATAAAAGAACTCAACAAAAAGGCGACACCAAATACTTCTTCTCTCGCACAAGAACCTTTAGAAGAGAAAAGGATTGAAGTCACCCCTGTTATTAATGACCCGATGGATGAAATCCAAGCAGCAAATTTTGACAACACCACATCAATCAACACCTCCGCCCTATAAATATATTATAATATGAGTTAAAGCTTCCCCAATATTATAATATAATAACATTATACATAACGCATCATACATCATGACAGATATATACAAGGTTCATATTAATGACAGAGCATACACATCATGGGCGTATTTAAACGTTATTGATTTTAAGGAAAAGGAACTTAAAGAAATAAACCCAGCCGAGCGCAAATTATTCACAAATGACATTTTCACGCTGGAACCGGAGTTCAAAATTCTGCACTCCAGCATCAGGTCTAGTAACAATATTCCTGGAGTTATGATTTTGAAGGGTAACAAGACTTATGGTCGCAGCGATAACGGCAAACTGCTATACAAATGTATCCCAGATGATAGACGACTACCTACGTTTCTTATCTCATATGAAATGAAAAATGTAGGGTTTTCCAAGGTCTTTGTAAATCAATACGTCACAATAAATTTTGTTGAATGGAAAGACAAACACCCTCGCGGCGTGATTTCCCAATTAATTGGACCCGTTGAAATTCTTGACAATTTCTACGAATATCAACTCTATTGCAAAAGTCTCAACGCGTCTATACAAAAGTTTTCCAAAGATACTTCAAAGGCTTTGAAAAACCAATCACATGATGCATTTATTGAAAATATCAGCAAGAAATATCCAGAAATTACCGATAGAACAGACAATAGTGTCTGGAAAATTATTACGATTGACCCTTCTGGCAGCGTAGATTTTGATGACGCGTCTAGTATTCGCACTTTGGAAAATGGTATGCAGCAGTTAAGCATATACATTTCCAATGTAACAATCTGGATGGATGTTCTCAATTTGTGGGACTCGTTTTCACGCAGAATCTCAACCATTTATTTGCCGGATAGAAAACGACCCATGCTGCCAACTATTCTTTCCGACTGTTTGTGTAGTTTGCAGGAAAAGCACACACGACTAGCATTCGTTATGGATCTTTTTATTGACGGTGACACTATTACCGATATAAAATATTCCAACTGCAAAATCCGCGTCGCAAAAAACTATTGCTATGAAGAACCGAGTTTATTCGCAGACGAAGATTATAATAAAATATTTGAAACCACAAAACTATTATCCAAAAAATACAAATATATAAGTAACGTGAGAAATAGTCACGACCTCATTTGCTATCTCATGATTTTAATGAACTACAATACGGCGAAAGAACTTCTTGTGAATAACAACGGAATTTTTCGCTCTACAATCATGAAGAGGGATTTTTCAGTGCCAGAAAACCTCCCAGAAGACGTCGGTAAATTTATTAAGATATGGAATAGTGCTGCTGGTCAATACATTGATGCTAGTTGCTTGGAAGAAGGGCAAACCTTGTCGCACGATATGCTTGAAATGGAAGCATACGTGCATATAACATCGCCTATACGCCGCCTGGTAGATTTGCTGAATATTATTCAATTTCAGCAAAATACTGGTATTATAAAACTATCTGAAAATTCTAATGCATTTTATAAGAAATGGATTGATGATTTAGAATATATTAATACAACAATGCGATCAATACGCCGCGTGCAAAATGATTGTAACTTACTGCACATGTGTTCTACTTCACCCGAAATTATGGATACTCTATATTCTGGTTATGCATTTGATAAAATTATTCGCAATGATGGACTGTTTCAATATGTCATATATTTGCCTGAATTAAAAATGGCTTCTAGAATAATAATCAGAGAAAATATTGAAAATTATGAAATGCATAATTATAAATTATATTTATTTCACAATGAAGAGAATTTT